TTATTTTTTGTAACCCCGAACACACCAGTAGGTCGGGCGTGTATTTGGACAGACAAAGCGAACAGGATTAGAAAAGCACAAATCAAAGCACTAACACCACTCGCAGAAAAAGGGAATATCATGGCTCAACAAGCATTAGTTTTTGTAACCATGACTGACATAGTAGCAGCAGCAGTTTAAGTTTTTGTAACCGGCGTCCCCCTGTCTGTACCCCTCTCTCTTTGTCTCTCTCTCTCTTAATGTGTATATGTTTTTGTAACCCATTTGTTTTTGTAACCGCACCTATCCGGTACATTTGCCGGTATCAGATGAGATGCGGGTTTATAGTCTTTTTTATTTGGTTGTTTTTGTAACCCAAAATCGTTATACTCGCGCGGACTAACTAAGGGGGAAAAATCGCAGGGACTCCGGTGGGTCCGAAAAATGGCCCCGAAACTGAAAAAAAAGGTCGTTTTTGTAACCATGTTGATATACCGGGAGCCTCCCGATAAGGGGCATGGCTACGCCATTAAACAGAAACATGAACGGGAAACAGGCTAGCAGTGTCTTTATTCTACTGCTTGTTTGGCTAATCAATACCATGTCGACCAAAAGACTCGGTTTGATAATGAACGCGCTTGACCTAGTGTCAAAGAAACCAATCGTTGAGACGTTGAGCGATTTGTTGACCGCTTCGGATTACAATTCAGGAAGTAGCAATATGTTCACAATCGATGGACAGAAGCACGTAATCATCGAGCAACTGTATGAAAAAGCACTCAACGAGTTACCGTTTCAATCAGTTACTCGATATCACTGGGTCAAATCATCAGCATGGGAAAACGGCGAGAGGTCAAAACAACAGGATTCAAAAATCAGGGCAGAAAAGACTTCGGTTGAATTGATAGACGGAACCCGTAACTTTTGCCATCAATGCGGAGAATGGCAAGGATTCGACGGCCTACACGTTGACATCGTTCAATATTGCTGTAATACTCAATGTGAACCAATGACCAAAGAAGTCGGCATTTCAACAGACTACCACCAAACCGTTGACCTTCCGTGGATATTCAACGGAAGAATCCATGAGGCTTCAAAACTAGAACTTAGAAGCATGAGAGTAAACGGAGAGTCAAACGCGGTTCAGTACGTCAAAAACTTACTAGAATCGGGTAAATGGGACGACATGAAACTAAGATGCAACACCATGAAGTCAAGCCCTACTCATGGCTTCAAGCCTAACGGTTCAATGAAGAAAGACAGAATTTATTCAAGAATTCTAAGAGTACCGGTATTGAATGAAAATCGTGAGGCTGTTGCCCTATGGTGTTCAGTTCCTTGCGATGTTGATGGTAATATCAACACATCATCAGCAATCAAGCACAACGGATTAAACAAGGCTAACATCAAGAGAATTCTTGACTTCAACAAGTTCGCAACAGTACGCAGTCAATTGATTTCAATGATTGAGAAGCCAACTAAGATTACTCCAAAGATGAAGGAGAATATTAGCCTTGAACCTGTTGTGGTGTCACACTTGAAGAGATACCCGCGAACAGTGAACTTCAACCCTAGAACCGTTGCACTGAACGCCATCGCACAACAAAAAAAGAAGGACAGAAAGGCGATTGAAACCATAAATTGAGGGCTTCGGCCCTCCCCTTTCGGGGGTCAGTCTAGCGTTTCGGCGTTAGATTGGCCCCCACTTTTTTTATTTTCAATTTAACCCTTGAAAATGTACACCATGACAACCCATCGAAACACCCCTAAAATTAGCGTATATATTCACGTATAGGGCCAATATATACCAATGAGACCCCAACCTACTACCCCCCTCTCTAAATCGCGAATACGGGCGTTATTTTGCAGTTTTATTTATTGAGTGCCAAAAATTAACATTTATACTCGGCGGCGTATTGCCTAGCACCTCTCAAAATTTTTTACAAAATTTTTGAAAAGCAACTATCTATACCTGCGTCTTATTACTCCGCCGATACCTAGTTGACCCTTACGAGCAATACCTTTACTCTTACTTCCGCCAAGCCATTCTCCGCCCGACAAACTGCCCATCGCAACCGCCACATCTCCGCGAGGAATCTGTAACTGGTCTACCGCGTGTGCAAACGCCATCGCCGCGTCGTTGTGCTTGCCCAAGTCTACTATGTTGCCCTCACGCCACGCATGAGTCTCTAACTCTTGAAATAAGATATTTACTGTGCGTCTTGTCTCGTCGTTACCGTATGGGAACACAATCTTCTCGCGCTCAAACCAAACCCGCAACCTATTCATCAAACCTTGCTTCAACACGCGATTACTGACGCGACTTTTTCTATAATCTATCGTAGCACCCTTTTGTGCCAGCAGACTTTCGTATAACTGCTGAAAACCTACATCTTCTGCCGCTAACGGTGCGTTGCCATATCTTTTTACCATGTCAATCAAAATGTCAGCCTGTCTATCCGGCGGAAAGTCGTTACGTCGCCACATATTTACAAAGTGTACAAAGCCATCAGAATCTTGACGCACGACTACAATCACTGAATAGTCTTTACCCAAACCGTGTGCAGGGTCAAAACCTATGACATAACGAGAGTCATGTATTTTTTCGACCTCAAGCAGACCATCCATGTTCAAGTTCTTGCGTATGAGCATACGTGGGTACACGGCTGCCTCATCATCAACAACACGACATAGATACTCCTGTACAAAAGATAACTCGCCCATAGCCTGTTTCTGCTCTAACAAAAACTCAATGGGTCGATATTCAGGCCATAACTCTTGTGCTGGATTACTCTCCGGGTCTTCTTTCCACTCATCCCAATTTTTGATAGCAGACCATGTGCCGGATTTCCATGCGTCATTCTCCAACATCTCAGTATGGTAAAGGTCATTCATGCTCATAGGAGTGCCGACCACATAAATGCTAGTACCCGGACTCAACATCGGTGTAATTTTCTTACGAAACCAATCACGGGTAACACCGGGGTTCAAATCACCCATGTCATCTAGCACGTCATCAAATGCAACTGCCGCAGGGTGTTCACCACGAATAGCAGACCCTACGCTGGTAGCACGAATCCATGCGCCGTTAGTAAACCGTAGTTCTAACTTGTTACCTCTACGTGGGTCAAGATACCTACTAAGTTCAGGGTGTCGTTTCATATCCTCTCGTATTTCTTCAAGACGGCGTATAGCCAAGTCCTTACTAGCAGAAAATAACCAGATTGTAAACGGTTTGTTTCGCCACTTTTCAAAAAGACATTGATGTAGTAACTTTACACGGAGAGTAGTAGATTTACTATGGTCTCTTGGTGCGATGACACAAACCCGGTGAACTTGCGCTCCTCCTCTTTCGCTGTACATATCCATCCATTCGCCAATGTGGTCGCCCCATGTGTAGCCCAACCACTTATAGAAATATTCAATATCGCCCTTACTACGAGCCATAGCAAAAGCAGAATTGCGAGCCACACCGAATCACCTATCTAGGCCCAAGAGCCTTTTCTCCACAGTAAGGACATATGCGTTTTAGTGCCTTGGCACGTATCATTCTATCTGCCGCCCAACCACAGGAACGACATACAACTGCTTCCCATTCCATTAGTATCTACCTCCTAACTGAAATCTAACACAATCTTTGACACATTCAAAGCAAACGACCTTTCCATCAAGCCACATTACTTCACGAAAGTAAATACTACACAAACAACATTGGAATTGTTGAAATTCATCCATTTCGTACCACCCTCATATATCCACAGTATATTCTTTTACCTTCTTTGTAAACCATACATTTAGTATCGCAAAGCACCTTCTCTCTGCCACAATTATTACAGCGGCGTAATTTAGGTGTTTTACTCTTCATGCTCCATCACCGGAGCATACAAACTCCCAACTAACCCTTGTTCGCAATCAATAATATGAGCGCACAGACCCGGACGAGAACGATAGCCGTGTCGTGCATGATACCTGTCTGAACCTGCTAGGCTCGGCAACTGTACTACAAACGCACCATTACTTTCAGTCAAAGACCTGTGGTGCAGATGCCCGTGAAACCATACATGATTTTCACAAAGACCCCACTCTTTACGTTGTTCTTGAGCCATTAAACTAGGAAGTCTATCCGGCTTGATAGAATCACCATGCGTAAAGCCTAACAGGTTTTCTTTCCAGACAATATACTGACGTGTACTAGCATTGATGACTACTTCTACATCTTCTGCATTTTCATATACCGCGCTAAGATACATCATAAGTGCTAGACTGCTCATACGGTCATGGTTGCCCGGCATAAATACTACTTGTATAGGAGCAACGGCTCTTAGCATTTCAATATGCTCACGCGCCATTTCACAACCACTCATCATGATTTGACCCGGACTACCAGCAACATCTTGTGGTGTACCCTTTGTTGTTGTAGCAAAGTCGGTGTCAATGTGAAACCAATCGCTACCTGTCGGAACGATAATCTTTTCAGGTTGACCCGGCAACCTACCAATTAGGTTTTGTGTTTTAGAAATCAAGCGACTGCGAGCAACACCGAAGTCATAAGCATCTCCTGTCTCATCTTCCCAACCATATTTACCCCAATGAAAATCAGTAGGGGATATAACCGCTACGTACTCGCTGATAGGAGTTTCTAACTTGATTGGTTTGTACCTAGCAGAAAAATCTACATCTGCCAAAAGACTACGGAACTCATTTAACAAGTAGTAGTCTAATTCATTGAATGCCTCCGCATCCTTTTTCATTTGACGCATCATCTTTGCTTCTGCCTTTTTCATAAAACCCATGCGTTGTTTTTCAATAATGTCATCTATCATATCATCTACATTACGAGTAAGCATATCTTCGTCAGTGTATGGGTCCATTTCATGCTTCCACCTATGCACCTTTACGTATTCAGAAATCCATTGTCGAGGAAATCCAAACTTTAGAGCCATCTGACTAATTGTGTAACCCTTTCCTGTAAAATCACTGTAAGCATTTTTCATCATACGATGTGTGTCGCCATCGACTACTACCATACTACCTGTCATTTTTAGTGACGTGATGTACCTATCGTTGTGTTTATCATAGTAGTAATCTTCACCACTCAACCAACCATCTTCCTCATCAGCAAATTCAGCAGGTTTTGGTAACGACTCAAGATTATTGGCCTTCATGAACCTATTTATGTTCATTCTCCAAGCGGCTTCGTTGCCTTGTTTTTCATCAACCTTAGACAAAAACCTAGAAAATTCAGCAATATTGTGCCAGCCGTTGTTTATGTATTTTTCAATTAGTTCACTGATGTAAACTGCGCGTACCTTGACGCCCGTTTTACGTGTCATGAAACGTAATGAGTTACGTTACTTAATAAAGGGATGGGTTCAGTCTATTGTTTTTATAGTTTTTGTAACCTACTAAAAGAAATAACAAATAGACGTAAAGCCTAAATACACAATTCTTTTTTTTCTTCTTTAGTGTTTTTAGGTTCCTTCCTAATTTTCTTAAACATCTTTGAAACAAAAAAACAATTAAAATAAACGATAGACGTAACCTTATTAATTTTTTCAGAAGAAAATTAAAAGAATAAAAACAAATAATACAAACCTTGATTGGATGCCATAATCATCGATTAGGTGTGAAAATCAATGCTTTAGACCTTCCTAGCCTTTGGTCTGCTCTCAAAGGTAAAGAAAATTTTCAGATGTGTTACGATGAAGCGCATACCGCTTGTTTAGATGTACCCGGCTACGTCAATAGTAGTATAGTTCTTGTTGCTATTTTTGCCGAAGCGTTGTTCTTTATTTTTTTGTTTATATCTACGCGAGTAATGTTAAAACATCGTAAAAAGTCTCGCAAAAATAATGGAGCCAAGCGAGGGCAGGGCCATAATAGAGAGGCTTGATAGCCTCCGAACTAGGATGGACCGACAAGATGGTAGAATAGGTGAAATTGTTGGCTACGTACGACAACCGTATGAAAATACTAGCCGTTTGATGTCGTTAGAAAGCAAAGTAGACGAGATACAAAAGGACATACAAGAAATAAAGGCGGGTCCGGTGTATTCGCTAGACCGAGCAATAAACAAAAAAATCGCAAAAAGTGGCGGAATTCTTATGATTTTGCTAATTTTAGCGCAAAGTTTAGCGATGATTTAATAATCAGCGAAAATAGTCGCTTGTTATGGTAGAGCGTAAGCCCCGTCGTTTCCCTTGGTTTACAAGAGAGGTAACAGCGGAAGAAGAAGATGAGCCACAAGAACGTATTGCTACTAATACTCCACTTAGAGTAGCAGCAGGTATTCCTGATATTATGCGGGACACCGAGGTTTTACAAAAAGACAGTAACTTTGACAATGAGTTTGACTTGTACGACAAAATGATTAAATTAGACCCCGAACTCAACGGAGCAGTCCGGGCCGTAAGCCTAACTGCTAACAATTATGAGATAGATTATTCGCGTGGTAAAAACGGCACAATAAGAAATGCTATCGAAGAACTTGTGCATAAAATTGATTTTGATGATTTTCTTATCAACGCTATGCGTTCACTTATGGTATATGGTAACGACATTAACAAATTGGTTGGTAAAGCGGGTACAGGTATTACAGATGTTCAAAGTCTTCCAGTAAAACAGATTACTATTGTAGATGAGCGTGGCGGTCTTGAGTCATACTTCGTAGCCACCGAAGACTCTCCAATCATTCGTGCTGTGACATATATGTTACGAGAGGCTACCCTTTACGAGCAAGCGTTCCCTGCCGATGAAATACTACACATTCGTATCGACTATCGCTCTAACTGGTTTACAGATAACAAAGGGCGGCGTACTTACGGTGTATGGGGTGCATCCAGATTTACTTCTTTGAAGCAACCTATTCGTGCAAAGTATAACACTATCAACAATCGTGTATCTTTGGAAGATGCGATGACCAAACAATTCATTACAATAGACAAATCTGCTATTGAACACATACAAGACCCGCTTGAACAAAAAGAAAGATTACAACACATAATCGACGAAGTTATCAAACTTTTCGATGGACTGCGAGGCGACCAGATACCAGTGCTTCCGCACTATGTACAATTACATCATGTAGATTTACAAAACACCATACCGTCTTCCGCAGACTTCCTAGACACTATAAATGCTGACATCGCAGCAGTTTTACAAGTCCCAAGAGTAGCGGCAGGTCAAGAACGCGGCTCAACCTTTGCTGCGACCTACAATGCTAACTTGTGGGCTGTACAAGCAATTAGCCGTCTTCAAAAGATTCTTGGCGAGGCAGTACACAAATTGTTTTCTATGCACCTTGATTTACTAGGCATCAGTCATAATATGAGCGATATACCACCAATTAGGTTTGAGGCTATGAATGAAGAGTCGCCTCTTGCTATGATGCAAAGAGCGGTGCTTGGTTACAACGCTGGCATAATTACACTAAATCAAGCCTTAGATATGATTAACTTACCATTGGCTGACAGAGAGGGCGGGCAAAGAAAATCTTCAAACAACAGTCGTGATATAGGTGACTTGCCTAGAGAGGATTCTCAACCGGGCGCGTCGGATTTGATGAAAAATGAGTAAAAAGAATGGTAGGTCGTTTAACGACAAGATGATAGCACGTACTGTCCTACCAGTCATTTATTTGTGGATGGCATCTGCTGGCGCAGTTGTCGCTATGGGTATTTATCAACCCGACATTGTTCTAACTAATCTTGATGGTTTTATCGCGTTGATTGCTATTATTGGTGGTGTTGCTGCTCCGGCATTCAACACTCTTATGCGTATGTGGGAATCAGAACAGGCCGCAGAAGTCGCTGAAATACCAGCAGACTTTGTGCATGAAAGAGAAAGAGAAGTTGACCAACATCAACATACAATGATTGTAGAGAAACATGAGGCGGGTGTAACCAGTGGCAAAAAGTCCTGATGACTTTGATATGCTTGTACGCAAGGCAAAAACCCTTGCAGAAGCCACTGGTCGCTCCGAAGAAGATGTTCTTGCCGACCTAATGGACGATGGCAAACTTAACGAGTCTAACAAAGAAAAACGCGACCTTGTATCTGAACTAAAAGAGGCAGCCGAACTTATCAACACCGTACAGGCAATCAACAAAGAAGTATCTGATAATAAAGTATTGAATGGTAATGGAAACAGTACAAAGGTCGAAGTTGATACTACGCTAGAAGGAGACATAGTAGACCGGGCCATTGAATCTGTTCAGCGCAAGGCTGAAAACATTAAGAAAATACTAATACTGATTTCCCCACTTTTCCTAATACTAGGTGGTGGTAGCCTAGAAATGTTTGGTATCACAAACATGGTTGGTGACGATGAGCCTGATGATTACGATGATACCTATTACGAGGTTTGGGGATGCACTGATTACTCGGCAGAAAATTACGACGAATATGCAAACATGGATGACGGCACTTGTTATTATCCTACCTATGGTTGTACCAATGATGCCGCACCTAATTATGACCCCGAAGCCGATATAGATGATGGTTCATGTGAGCCAAATCCGCCCCCGCCAAGACCCGGTTGTACAGACCCCGAAGCAGAAAACTACGATGAAGATGCACAGGAAGACGACGGCTCTTGTGAATATGATGAGCCTGAACCCGAACCAGAACCGGAGCCTGAACCAGAGCCGGAACCTGAACCCGAACCTGAACCAGAAAACAACTGCACAGTAGCCATAACTAATCATTATAGAGGCCATGTGCAAGATGATGAAGAACAAGATGCTATCTTACTAGCATTTAGAATAGTTCCTAATGATTGCGACGAAGAAACCTTAGAAATCGATATTGATTTGTATTCCCAAGGAAACGACGACGACCCTCAATATACTTACTTTGTTAGTGTTACTGGTGATGAGGTACACGATATATCACACACATTTGATGATGTAGATGTAGGTGCTTGGATTCCTAGAATAACTGCATCTATTGACGACGAGATACAAGAAAGAGTTTGGTTTTGGGGAATAGATGTAGAACAACAGGTTTGTGAAATAAATCTATACGGTATCAATATAGGGACTAACAATACATCTGC